ATGATTGTTGTTTAATAAAAAGTCGTAGTATTAGTCGTGGTAGCTGTGGATTTAGGAATGATCTTAAGTGACCAACAACAGCACAAAGGGATCATATGCAGGCAGTGATCAGCCGGAGAGCTAAATTATATACCACATGTAACTATTAACCGCATAAGAAACAGCCAGTATAAGCCATGAGCCTGCTGCCTAAGGCAGTGGGCAGAAAGGAGAACTGATGGCGGATTACAGCAAAGGATTTAAACGCCGTGTTGTACAGTTATGGATCCAACATGGTATGTCCACAAATGAGATCAGTAGAACATCCGGTATCGATCATAAGACACTGATGAAGTGGTATAAGCGTTTCTACCCTGAGATAACAGGGGGGGGCAAACGAGACAAAGTGCAAGGATTTAAGATGGCACTATATAGGCAATTGTGCCGGATACCATAAGTAAATAAGTAAAGGAGTATGATCAGACAGCTTAACTTTCTATCTGATTAAGATTTTTTGAGTAACTATTAACGAAGCAAGCAAACGTAAACATATTTTTCGGGTTTTTTGTATTTTTATTTTTCACAAACTAGATTTGGTATTACAATTTTTCAAATCACAGGAGAAGAATCACGGCAGTTTATATGATCGGGCAAGAAATTATAGAAATGTGATCGGTATAAATGCTGTTTCAGGTAGAAAGTTAAGCTGTCTGAGAAAACGATATGAGATATAAAGAAAATTTCAAGAAAGGAATGGTCCGGCTGATCATCTCAACAGGGATAAGCTACAAGAAGCTGTCAGAACTGACAACGATCAGTCAGCCAACATTGAAAAAATGGGATGATGAATATCGGCAGGAGTGTCTGGATGAGAAGAAAAGAGAAGCTGAGAAACTAAAGAAGCAGGAAGAAGAGAACATGAGATGCACGGCGTGGCATCAGTATGGATCTGGTGCAGGTCGGTTTGAGTAAGAGGAAGTAAAATGACAGAGCAAAAAGAACAAGAAATCGTAGATAGAATTGAAAAGAGAGTTTTAGAAAAACTTGAAAAGAGTGTATGCAAAGAAGATACACAGAAAGTATTACAAGAACCAAGAAATAAATGGTTTAATGATGAGAAAGAAGGATGATCAGAATGGGGAAGCTTGATAAAGAACAAGAAGCAAGAATGGCAGGAATGAGCTATGGTGTCAGAATAGCAAGAGAAAAAGGGATAGATGAAGCAGAAAAAGAATTAAAACTTAGAGGTGCGTTAGGAGTCGGATTACTGATCGACAATACAAGATTAGATAAAGCTTTTGAAATCCTAGCAACAACACTCTATGGAAACATCATGACAACAGCATTATCAGCACTGGCAGATAGCGAAGGCTTTGGAGAAAAGAGACTTCGAAGATTCAAAGAAGCATATGATCATAAATCCATGTGCCTGGTATCTCTGGATCAGTACGCAGAACATTTTGTAACATTTGAAGACATGGCAATTGATTTAAAGAAACGTTATAACATCGACATGAATGCAGAAATGATTGCATTAAACCAGAAAGTGATCGATAAAGGGCGAAGAGTGTTACCGAATGTGATTAAGTTATTGGAGCATGAGAATCAACACGAGGCAGCAGATGTATTAAGAGAACATTTACATGAGGCGGTGGCAGTATGGTAAATAAGAAAGAATTTAAAGGCTACATCTGTGAGATCACAGGCAAGAGAATCAATGAGATGAAGTTGTGTCCGGACAAGCAGCAGAAGTTAAAGGTTCGGATCAAGTGTGATAAGAGCTGCATTTATTGCGAGAAGGAGAAAAAAGCAGATGAGCGATGACTGGAAAGAGCAAAAGAAAAGACAAAAAGCTATCTTCACAGCACAACAGAATCTGCCATATGACGTAAAAGTAAGAAGGGCGGAGTTTAGAGCAAGAGAGTTTATACAGGAACTTGATCGCAGAGGAATGAATGCACATGTAAGTGTAGGCGGTTTGGATAGTATCGTTCTTTTGATGTTTTTAAGAAGTAGGGGGATCGATGTACCTGCAGTATCAGTATCATCCCTGGAAGATAAAAGTATTATCAAAGTACATAAGCAGCTTGGAGTAATATCATTGCGACCAGGAAAACCAAAGACAGAAATCTTACAAGAGTTTGGCTTTCCAGTGATCAGCAAGAAGATTGCAGGACGAATTGACACGTTACAGAATCCAACAGATCGCAATAAGACGGTCAGGCACGCGATCATAACTGGAGAATGTGGAGCGCAAGGTCATTTTGCAAAGAATAGCCGAATGAGACTACCAAGGAAGTGGTTGCAGCTGTTCGCAGGATACGAAAACGAGAATGAGGGTGTGAATTATCAGATCGCACCCTTCAAAGTAAGTAATAAGTGTTGTTTATACATGAAAGAAAAGCCATGTGAGATATATGCAAAGGAAAACAATAGCGCACCATTCTTAGGTTTGATGGCAAGCGAAGGCGGACAGAGAGAAGAAGCATTAGTGGAGCATGGATGCAATTATTTTGGAAAATCAGTGATCAGATCAGCACCATTTGCACCATTCTTACGACAAGATTTACTGCAACTTGCATTAGATCTTGATGTTCCAGTACCAGAAATCTATGGAGAGATCGCAAGGAAAGCAGATGGAACACTATACACGACAAAAGCACAAAGAACAGGATGTTCGATGTGTGGATTCGGAGTGCATCTCGAGAAAAGACCACATCGATTTGACATGTTAAGAGAACGCAACGAAAAAGAATGGGAGTTCTGGATGTATCGATGTTGCACAGATCCAGAAACAGGAGAACGATTCGGATGGGGACGTGTCTTAGATTACATCGGAGTAAGATGGGAAGATAAGTGGGAACCGGAGCCGGAGCAGTTAGAATTTTATTTTTGTTAAGAAGGAAAGGAGATAGTGAAGATCTATGTTGATACAAGCAGAAGATAAAACGATTGTGAATACGCAATGTATACGAGATATATGGATTTACAAACATCAGTTCAAAGATAATGAAAAGAAATACTATGTTGAATGTGACATGACAGGAGGTATGTCTAAAACTGTTAAGACATGTAATACAAGAGAGGAAGCAGAAAAAGCACTAGAACAAATACTTAGTCAGTACGACAGAGGACAGAGAGTCATTAAGATCAAGTAATTGTTAAAGAAAGTTAAGGAGAAGAGAATATGAATGAACAAATTACAATACATTTAGATAATTTAACCGAGGAAGAAAGAGAACAGTTAAAAAAACTGTTAAGTAAAGCGAGTGAAGAACCGAGCAAAGAAAGTCGTGTGTGGATACCAGAAAAACAGGAGAGATATTACTATATAGATGGTTTTGTAAATGTAGCCGCGGATAACTGGGATGATTATGAGGTAGATATTGACAGATTAAATGTAGGAAATGTGTTCAGAAATAGTGAGCAAGCAGAGTTTGTATCAGAAAAAATTAAAGTAAAAGCAGAATTGGAAAGATATGCTTTAGAACATAATGACCCAGATTATAGCGGAAATGATTATTACTACATAATAATGAACACAGGAGTAAAAGATACAAGTGTTTTAGAATATTGGAAAGCGAAAGTTGAAGGAGCAACACATTTTACATCGGAGAAAATTGCTAAAGATGCAATCAAATCTGTTGGAAAAGACCGAATCTTGAAATATTTGTTCGGTGTAGATTGTGAGGAGGAAACAAATGATTAACAGTAATATCCTTAGCCCAGAATTTGAAAGGTGGTGTCGATTATGAATTTAGAAAGAGAGAAAAAGAATTTCAAGGATCATAAAGCGACGTTTACAGATTTCGGGAACATAAAGATATTAGACTTTCAAAAACCAAATAGTTCATATTATAGAATCAGATTTTTATTTGAAGAGGATTTTTACAGATTGCATATTTCCGGCGATCTTGGAGAATTAATTGCAGAAAATTATTGCAATATGTGCTGGGATAAGTTTGAGGATTTCACAGACAATATCGGGTATTTTGATGAAAAAATAATCTGCCATAATAGACCAATTTTTGCATATGATTATGAAACAGCAAAAGCAGATGTTATGAAACACATAAAAGAATACGATCTTTATGATGAGGTTATAGACGATCAAGACGAGTTTATGTCAGAAGAAGATATAGTCGAAGAATTTTTAGAAGATGTCTTTGATGATTTTACAGAAGAAAGAGGAATCGGACACTATGGATATGAAAAGCTTTCAGAGATTGATCCAGACATTTTTGAAGTTATTGAAGATTTTGGTAAGAGATCGACAGGAATACTTGACTTGTACATGCTGGCTTTCAAATTAGCAAAAGAACAACTGAAAGAGGTGGAACAAGATGAACATTGGAAAAGCGTTTGCAGTATTTCAACAAATAGAGTCTAAAAAATATACAAAAGATGAAAAGTACGAAGCGATACATGATGTAATAAATGCTGCGACAATAAACAGTATCACAAAAAAGCAGGTGTTAAATGTAGTGTCATGGTTGTTCAATAAGCAACAAAAATATAGATGGCACGACTTAAGAAAGAATCCTACTGATCTGCCAGATGTTCCTCATCCTGAAAGAACGTGGTTTGAGGTTGTTCAGGAAGATAACGAAGACTGCATACCACGAGCAACAATGCAGTATGATGACGAATACGGATTCGGATTTTATCAAGAAATTTATGCCGCACGAAGTTTTGGCTATGTAGATACAGAGTTTAAAACAGTAGAAGAGTTAAATCTAGCACCGGTCGTAGCATGGAAAGCAATAGAAGGGTTTGAAAGTGAAACGGAGTGATAAATAATGATAGGAGATATATTAAAGGATACAAGAGCCATATATGGTTATAAAGCAGTTGAAATGAGTAAATTGCTTGGAATCTCACAAAGTTATCTTTCAGAGATTGAGAACAATAAGAAACAGCCACCGTTAGAACTTCTTAAAAAGTATTCTAAAATCTATGGAATGAAGTTATCATCGTTGATCTTAATATCTGAAAATTATGACGATGCAAAAGAGGCTAATAAGAGTGATAAATTTATAAGGAGAATGATGATAAAACTTATTAGAAAGATGACTCCAGAGATCGTTGATGAAAGTGAGGAAGAAAATGAAGATTAATACAAAAACACCAAGTATTAAAACATACACATTAAGTCATTTCAAAATCGGAGATGTTTGTATGGGCGTAAAAAATGAACATTATTACCTTGTGGTTAAATCAGAAAAAGAAAAGAAACAGCTTGTTGATTTAACAGAGAACGAGATTATAAGAGATGCAGGATATATGAGATTTATACCTGCGACAACAGAACTTAATATCAAGGATGTGGGGTAAAAGAAAAATGCCAAAGGAGTGGGAACGTGATTACAAAGACGCAATTCAAGGACGCATGCAAAAAGGCAGCTATTTATACAATTATGAGCAATCCAGAAAGAATCAGTGATAATTGCATAAACGATGAAGAAGTGGCAGGAATCCTAGTAAGATTTTACAAAAGAATTTATAAAAAAGTATATGGAGAAAGTGAGGAATCAATAGATGTAAATGACATAGATAAAATATACGTTATCGCATTTGAATGTTTATACAAAGATGATGGAATAACGCCAAATTATGTAATATATCAAGAAAATATGTTGTGTTTAACAAGCATAAATGCTTTATATGAAATTTTAAGAAGCAAAATCGAAGATGATTATTGCGAATTAGAAAGAGACATTGACGGTTTATTAAATATGTGGAGTGACGACTAACAAGGTGGAATAAAGGAGGTTACAGAACATGGGAAAGACAATAGAAATGTTTATGAGTGAAGTAGATCACGAAAAATATCCAGAGGTAAAGCAGAAATACAGGTTTGAGAGTATTATGGAGGATGATTTATGATCATAGGATTTTTAAGTGGATTATTCATCGGATCAGTAGCTGGAGCAACAGTAATGACATTATGTTATGCAGCAAAAGAAAGGGATGATCTATGAGCAACAGAAAGACGATAACAGAATTTCTAGGAAAGCTGTTATACGAAGAAAAATTATGTGGTATGGGGATGTACTGGGCGAAAGAAGTAGTTGTAGATTAC